TGAACAGTTTGAACAAATGCCTATGACATTCGGTCAAATTTGGACAATGATAAAGAATGAAGCTTTAATGGCTTTTCAACCAGTATTGCAAAGAATGAATGAAATCGGAAATAGTGAACAGTTTAATATTTTAATAAATAATCTTATCAATGGAATAGTCATTCTTGCAACAGTAGCAGCGGAACTATTTGACATCATAACTTCAATTGCTGGTGTAATTTCTGATAATTGGTCATGGCTTGAACCTATTGTTTGGGGAATTGTGGGTGCTTTTATAGCTTATAATGCAGTTGCCCTTATCACCAATGCAATACTTGCCATTCAAGGAATACAGGCTAAAATTGCAGCAGCAAGTCAGATGATGCAGGCAGGGGCAACTTTTACTGCAACGGTAGCCCAGCATGGACTTAATGCAGCTTTATATGCTTGCCCATTGACTTGGATTATACTTTTAATCATTGCTTTAATAGCTTCGTTTTATGCAGCGGTTGCAGCAGTAAATCATTTTGCGGGAACATCAGTAAGTGCAACTGGAATTATTGTGGGTGCTTTTATGGCAGCACTTGCATTTATAGGAAACTTATTTGTTGGTGCTTATAATCTTATTATTGATATTGTGGCTTCTATTTGGAATTACATTGCTTCATTTGCTGAATTCTTTGCTAATGTATTTAATGACCCAATAGGTTCCATAGTAAGATTATTTGCTGGAATGGCTGATTCTGTTCTTGGTATTTTACAGGGTATTGCTAAAGCCATTGATGCCATATTTGGTTCCAATCTTGCTGAAGCTGTTAGCGGTTGGAGAAGTGGACTTAAAGGTGCAGTTGATGACCTGGTTGGTGAAGCTGAAATACAAATTCCAAGGCTGGACACCAGTTCATTATATTTAGACAGGTTTGAATACGGTAAAGCCTGGGAATATGGATATGCTGCTGGTGAAAAGTTTGAAGAAAGCATAAATCTGAAAAATATCTTGGGTGATGCTTCAAGAACATTAGATGCTTCAGGAACATTGGGTGCTTATGAATTTGGAAATCAACTTGATGGTATTTATAGTGGTGTTGATAGCACAGCACTTAATACAGCAGCCATGAAAGATTCAATGGATGCAACTGAAGAAGAATTGAAATATTTAAGGGATATAGCTGAACAAGAAGTAATTAATAGGTTCACCACTGCTGAAATTAATATTGAAATGAACAATGAAAATCATATTGCTTCCAATATGGATTTAGATGGAGTAATGAATTACTTGGAAGAAACACTTTACGAAACAATGCAGGTTGCAGCGGAAGGAGTGCATGAGTAATGGCATATATAATGTATTTGGATGGTGTTGCCTTACCTGTCACACCTTCCAAATTAGAAAAGAAAATAGAAAATCAAAACAAAACTATTAATTTAATTAATGAGGGTGAAATAAACATATTAAAAGATGCTGGACTTACTGAAATAACTTTTGAAGCAGCTATTCCACATGTTAAATATCCTTATGCGATATATTCAGATGGATTTAAGACTGCTGATTTTTATTTGGATAAATTTGAACAGTTAAAGATCAGTAAAAAGCCTTTTCAGTTTATTTGTTCAAGGGTTTCGCCTGGTGGAAAACTTTTATTTGATACTAACATTAAAGTTTCTTTGGAAGATTATACAATTAAAGAAGATGCTTCATTCGGTCAAGAATTGAAAGTTATTATTAAATTAAAACAATATAAAAATTACGGAACAAAGCTTGTAAATATTAAAACGCAGCAGCAAGCAGCAGTTCAAGTGGCAAGTGCAACTGTTCAAAAACCAAGATCTGCTGAAACTGCCCCAAAGTTAAAAACCTATACTGTTAAGCAAGGAGATACCCTTTGGGCAATAGCAAAGAAATATTTGGGGAATGGTAATAGATACACTGAAATTTATAACTTGAATAAGAATAAAATATCAAACCCCAATTTGATTTATCCTGGTCAAGTTTTGACTTTACCAAGTTAAAGGGCAGGTGGTGATATGATTGAACTTTTAATTCAAAATGGAAATAAAGTTTTTCAGCCTGTTCTTCAAAATGAAATAAGGTGGGAAACAGAAAGGAAAGGTCAACCTGGAAAATTGACTTTTTCTGTTATAAAGGATTCTATTATTGATTTTCAGGAAGGAAATCCTGTAAGGTTTAGGGTTAATAATACAAATATATTTTATGGATTTGTTTTTAAGAAAGAACGGGATAAAGAAAATATTATTAATGTTACAGCTTATGACCAATTAAGATATTTCAAAAATAAAGATACTTATATTTATAGCAATAAAACTGCTTCAGAATTAATTAAAACGATTGCAGAAGATTTTAACCTTCGTGTTGGGGTATTAGAAGATACGAGTTATAAAATTGCTTCCAGGATAGAGGATAACAAAAGTTTATTTGACATTATTCAAAATGCCCTGGATATAACCTTGCAAAACAGAAGAAAAATGTATGTTTTATATGATGATTTTGGAAAATTGACCTTAAAAAATGTTGAATCAATGAAGTTGAACCTGTTGATTGATGAAGAAACTGCTGAAAACTACAAATATACATCTACAATTGACGGTGAAACATACAACAAAATAAAGCTTTCTTATGAAAACAATGAAACTGGTAAAAGAGAAATTTATATTGCTCAGGATTCAAGTAACATAAATAAATGGGGAGTGTTACAATACTTTGAAAATATAGATGAAAAAGTAAATGGTAAAGCGAAAGCTGATGCCCTGCTTCAACTATACAACAAAAAAACTCGTAATCTTACTATCAGTAATGCTTTTGGTGATGTCAGGGTTCGTGCTGGCTGTTCCCTTCCTGTCAAGCTTAATTTGGGGGATATAAATGTTCAAAATTATATGCTTGTTGAAAAAGTTCAACATATCTTCAAAAATGATGAACATATGATGAACTTGACATTAAGGGGTGGTGATTTCATTGCCTAATCTAATTGAGATTATAAAGCAAGCTGCTATTGAAGCGGTTGCTGCTTCAAACCCTTGTGCAATTATGTTTGGTAAAGTTATAAGCACATCACCACTAAAAATTAACGTTGAACAACGATTAACCTTGGATGAATCACACTTAATTTTGACATCTAATGTTAGGGATTACAAAACAAAAATTAGTTTTGATAATCCTGGAATTAAAAATATTGTTAAAAATTACAGCATGGATGATACTCCAGGAACTGATTACAAGCTTAGTTACCAACAGTCAATACAAAATGAAATTACTGTTTACAACGGGTTAAAAATGAATGAATCTGTTATGCTGCTTCAAATCCAAGGTGGGCAAAAATATATTGTTTTAGATAGGGTGGTGATTTAATGCTTCCAGCGGTAAATGATGATTTACAAAAGGACTTTGAAATTGAAGAAGAAACCTCATATACTTATAAGTTAAATTTGGATAAATCAATCATTGCTGGGTATGTTGATGAACTTGAAGCCATGAAACAAGCAATTTATTTAATTTTGAACATTGAAAGATATGAATATCTAATTTATAGCTGGAATTATGGCATTGAATTAAATGACTTATATGGTCAACCAATACCCTTTGTTCTTCCTGAACTCAAAAGAAGGATTACTGAAGCATTAATGCAGGATTCAAGAATACTTGGAGTTGATAACTTTTCTTTTGAAACTAACAAGGGAAAAGTTCACGCAACTTTCACTGTTCACACCATATTTGGTGATGTTGAAGCAGAAAGGACGGTGAATATTTGATGTATGAAGATATAATATTTGAAGTTATTCTTCAAAGAATGCTTGACAGAGTTCCTGATAATGTAGACAAAAGAGAAGGTTCAATTATTTATAATGCCCTCGCCCCTGCTGCTGTTGAATTACAGAACATGTATATTGAACTTGATTGGATATTAAATCAATCATTTGCAGATACAGCACAAAGGGAATATCTAATCAAACGGTGTGCTGAAAGAGGTATAACTCCTGAACCAGCAACCAATGCAATTTTAAAAGGTGTATTTAATATTGATGTTCCAATTGGTTCAAGGTTGTCATTAGATGATTTGAATTATGAAGTTATTGAAAAAATTTCAAACGGTGTATTTAAGTTAAAGTGTGAAACCCCTGGTGAAATCGGAAATCAATATTTTGGCACATTAATTCCAATTGATTATATTGAAGGATTGACTAGTGCTGAATTAACTGAACTTCTTATTCCTGGTGAAGATGAAGAAGATACGGAAATTTTAAGAGAAAGATATTTTAATAGCTTAGAATCTCAATCTTTTGGTGGAAACATTGCTGATTATAAGGAAAAAACAAAGCAAATTCCAGGTGTTGGGGGCGTTAAAGTTTATCCTGTTTGGAATGGTGGGGGAACTGTGAAACTTGTCATTATTGATTCAACCTACAATGTGCCAAGTTCAATCCTCATCGATGCGGTTCAAACAGCAATTGACCCAATTCAAAACCAAGGGAAAGGGGTTGGACTTGCCCCAATTGGTCATGTGGTTACTGTTGAAGGGGTAAGTGCAACCACAATTAATATAAATACAAACATCACTTACCAAGAAGGCTGGACATGGGCTGATATTGAACCTTATGTTTATGAAGTCATTGATGATTATTTTCATGAATTAGCTTCATCTTGGGAAAATGAAAATAATTTGATAGTTAGAATCAGTCAAATTGAAACAAGAATTCTTAATATTGCAGGTGTAGTAGATATTGAAAATACAACTATCAATGGACAAGCACAAAATTTTGTTTTGGGGACTGATAGTATTCCAGTGAGGGGTGAAGTCATTGGATAGAAATTTGATTGATTACCTTCCTCCGGTGCTAAAAAAAGTAAGAGAATATCAAGCCATTACCAATGCTGAAAACCCTGAATTTCAACAAGTGTTTGATACTTCGGAAGAGGTTTTGAGTAATTTATTTATTCATGATGCAACCGAATATGGTGTTGGAAGATGGGAAAAAATTCTTGGAATTGTTCCAAAAGCAACTGAATCATTAGATTCAAGGAAGTTTAGAATTTTAACCAGGTTAAATGAACGACTTCCTTATACTATGAGAACATTAAAGCAGCAATTGGAAACATTATGTGGGAAAGATGGTTATTCAGTTGAACTTTATAATGATGTTTATACTATTAAAGTAAAGATTAATTTGATTGCTAAAAGTAAATTTGATGATGTAGATGCTTTATTGCAAAGAATCGTTCCTGCAAATATGATTATTAATTTAATAATAATGTACAATCAACACTTAACATTGAAACAGTTTACACATGGCTATTTACAAAGGTATACTCATAATCAATTAAGAAATGAGGTGTTTAACTGATGCAGTATACGCAGAATTATAATCTCAAAAAACCGGAAGCTGAAGATTTTTATAATGTCCAGGATTTTAACAGCAATGCTGACATTATTGACCAGAAGCTAAAAGAAATAGAGAATAAGACGGAAGCAAAGGCTAATACTGCTGAAGCAAATGCGAAGGCATATACTGACGCACACGAGCAAAAAGCAGCTCCCCATAGCGGGCATGAAACCCCTGCCGGTGCTCAGGCAAAGGCTAATACTGCTGAAGCAAATGCGAAGGCATATACTGACGCACACGAGCAAAAAGCAGCTCCCCATAGCGGGCATGAAACCCCTGCCGGTGCTCAGGCAAAGGCAGAGGCAGCAGCAGGGGCGGTGCAGGCTGAACTAAATACGCATAAGGCAGATGGAGCGCAACACGCAAAAACAGCTCGTTTTGTAATAGGAACATCAACCGCAGGTTGGACTGCTGTAGATTGTGATTATCTTTGCGATG